TAATTTGTTTAATTCTTCTTTCATGATTTGACCAACATGGATCAAATCCACATCATTAGCACTTTTTTTCTTTTTTTTTACAATAGGTTTGATGGTTTTTTCTTCTATTTGTTGTAAAAGAATTTGGATACAATCTTTTTTGGTTCTTGGACTTTCTAAAATAAAATGATGTTGTTGTCCAAGAAGAATCAACTGTTCTTTTGTTAATTTGTTTAATGCACTTTGTTTAAACGATGGATTATATAAAATCCACGAATGTTCTTTCATTGCCATTTTAACATGTGTTTGACAGAAAAATTGTTCGTTTTTTTCATATTTAGCATTTTTATTACAACAAGTTTTTTCTTTATTTTTTGTTACATAAACACATTTTGGTGATTCAATTGTTTCTTGTATTAAATTGAGAACATTCCAGTCTTGGACCTTTAACAATCCATTTTCAATAGAAAATGTACAGTAAGCCATATTTTTGATTCCTACATCAAAACTAATAATTTTCATTACAATTATGAATTGTTTCTATTTATATGTTTTAGGTTAAAATATGTAAATAATAAGTATTTTGTTATTATAATGGATAAATTAACAAAAAAATTTACAAAACAGTTTTGTAAATTGGAAAAAGAAATAAATAATTTACAAAATATAATTGATGGAATGAAAAAACAAGAAAAAAAAGAAGATATCATTATATTTTGGGATATTGAAAATACACAAGTTCCTAAAAATAAAGATGCGTTTGAATTGGTTTCGTTGATTAAATATTACACGCATATTATTTATCCAAATTATAATATTGTTATTAAATGTTATTATGAAGAGCAAAACTTAACAGAAAAAAACAAAGAACTATTAAATGATGCTGGTTGTTATTTACATAATGTACCAAATCCTCGTAAGAAAAAGGAACGATCAGACATGTTAATTATTCGTGATTTGTTCGATATGAAAGAAAACAATATTGTTGGATTAATTAGTTCGGATGGAGATTTTTTACCTTATTTAATGAAATTGAAGGACAAGAATATTGAATTATTTGTTATAACAAACAATAAAAAATATGATGTATTTTCACCAAATGTAATAGTTTGGTCAGAGTTGTGTTCAGAATTATAAATTTTGTATTTATATTTATAAAAAAGTAAAATATAAATGGAAACAATAATTATTTTATCTGAAGAAGAGAAAAAAGAGTTTATTGAATTAACTAAACCTTTATACAATATCTCTCCTTCGAAAGAAATGAATTTATATTTATCTTTGGTTAAATATGCTAGTGAAAAAATACCTACTAGAATTAAAAAACTATTAGACAAATTTAAAAAAAAACATCCAAAAGTGATATATTATTATTTAAAAATATTCCATATGATGAAAATATTGTTACTCCTGAAAATAATCAATATCACATTGGTGAAAATACAATATTATCAAAAATACAAGCAATTATAAACGAGTATATTGGTGAAATGGTAGGTTACGAGTCAGAAGGTCATGGACGTTTGTTCCAAGATATGGTACCAAATAAAAAACTAGCTGTTACACAAACAAGTCTTGGATCAAAAGTTGAATTAGAGTTACATACTGAACAAGCGTTTTCTGAATTACGTCCAGATTTTTTAAGTTTAGCATGTTTAAAAGGAGATTCTTCTGCAAAAACATATTATTTTCATGTTGATCAAATAGTAAAACAAATGACAAATGAAGAAATAAATTATTTAAAACAAAACAAGTGGATGATAGGAATTGACGAATCGTTCGTTATGAATGGTTGTTCAAATGAATTACGTGGTCCTCTATCTATTATCACAGAACACAATAATTATTATCAATTAGTTTTTGACCAAGATTTAATGATTGGAAATACAGAAGAAGCTACACAACTATTGACAAAAATTATTGACCTATATTATTTGTATAGGAAAGAAGTTATTTTGAATCCTGGTGAAATATTAATTTTAAATAATAAAAAATTAGTACATGGTAGATCATCATTTTCACCAAAATTTGACGGTAACGATCGTTTTATTGTTCGTTCATTTATAATGAATCATATAAACCAAATTAATAATAAAACAATTGACAACAAACGAATTATTTCTGCAAAATATAGTTAAGCAACAATATTTAGTGCGTTTCAAAAATATTTTGTCTTAAAATTATAAGATGGATTTAAATATGTATAAACAATGTGTTGAGTTTCGTAAATTAGACTCAAAACATTGGAGTGAAAATTGTGTTATTTGTTATTTGCAAATAATACCATCACAAAATATAGGTTTTGCATGCAGTCATAATTCATGTGTGTCTTGTTTTACGTACTATTTAAAAACAACAATCAATAAAAAGGAAATTCCTTGTTGTTTTGTTTGTAGAAACATGATTTGTTATATGGATGTGGATGATATGAGTGCTCAAAAAACAATTATGAACATTATTAATCCTCCAACTGATATGGTTCTTTATCAACCACCTAATGCAATTGAACAAATTGATAGACAATTAATCTACGATTATGATGATATAAGACCTTATCATCCAATGTTACTATTTGATAGAGATTTTAGATTATTTTATGCTGTATCTCAATCGAGTTTTTGTATATTAATTTTATTTATTGGATATTATTTAATAAAATAAATATTTCACATCCATGCAATTATTTTTCAAATAGAAAATATCTTATTCATCGTGAGGATGTGAAATATCGCACATTAATGTAGATATTTCTTGAAATATAGCACCAACATATTCAATTTCTGCACGTGAAATATCACGATGAGTGACTACTCGAATTAAATTTTTTGACCATGCGGATACTAATATATTTTTCCTTTTTAATAATAATGATATGCTTTGTTCATCATGTATATCACTATGAATATGGATAAATAGAATGTTTGTATGAACTTCATTTTGTATTTCGAAACCATGTAAATCTTTTATTTTTGCCGCAAGTATTTTAATGTTGTTATGGTCATTTTCTAAAACATTGTTTAAATAATCATTAAATCCAACCAATCCTGCAACGGCAACTACGCCCGATTGTCGCATACCACCTCCAAGGGATTTTCGAATTCGTTTAGCCTTTGTAATCAATTCTTTACTACCTACTAATAATGAACCAATAGGAGCACCCAATCCTTTGGATAAACAAACAGACATAGAATCTACATAAGATGCCATTTCAATAGGTGTCATTTCGGATTCTTGGAGTGCATTCCAAATTCTTGCTCCATCTAAATGTATTGGTAAATTATGTTCATATGCTAATTCTCTTAGATGAACAAAAAAATCTTTGGGGAGTACTTTACCACCACATGCATTGTGTGTATTTTCAATTGCAATAAGTTCTGTAGTGGGTTCATGTATATCATCATCACGTATAGCTTTTTTAACATCTTCCAAAATCATAGTACCATCTTCTAGGTTTTGAACAGTATGGATAGAAACGCCACCGAATTGTGCAGCACCTCCTTGCTCAAATAGAAATATATGACTATTATTTCCAACAATTATTTCAGAACCTCGTTTGTTGCACCAAGACAAGATAGCAGTTAAATTGCTCATTGTACCGGATGGAAAAAATAATGCACATTCTTTTCCGAAATAGTCTGCAATTGTTGTTTGTAATTGTTGCACACTTGGATCTTCTTCAAACACATCATCGCCTACCTTTGCAGAGAACATAGTTGTTTGCATTTCGCTTGTAGGTTTTGTAACAGTATCACTTCGCAAATCAATATTATGTTGTTGCATCAATAATAAAAAAATATAATAATATTTATATTTTTAAACAAAGAAAATATATTTAAAATGTTTGGAACACCTTTAGAATTATCAAAATTATGGTGTAATGTTATTGTGAAAGAATTTTATCATGAAAATGAACTTATATTCCGATCGAATATAAATAAATTGAATTTGCCTCAAGATATAATTGATTTAATAATCGAACGATATTTATTAATAAGACATATGATGGCATTTTCTAACATAGATTATTACATTTAATAAACAGCTTTTCGTGCCAATAAATCAGCATTTTCATTACCTATAGAATGTATGTCTTTTTTATTTGTGTGTGCTTTTATATGTAGAAATTGCAAATTACTATATTGACTGCATGATTCATATAAAGTTTTTACCAAATCTTTATTTGGAATGTCTTTTTCCCAAAATAATAAATGTTGTGTTTTTCCGTAAGAAGTTGCACATTTAATAGCATACTCCGAGTCACTTACAAAGGTAATTGTTTTTCCTTGTTTTAAATGTTCTTGTACAATGGAAAATGCACATATCATGGCCTCTAATTCAGCAACATTATTACTATGTTTTCCTTCCAATTTTCTTGATACGTTTCTTGGATCATTTTTTCCAAAATAAATTCCCATTCCGGATTTTGCACCTTCACAACCATTTTTTGAACAAGCTCCATCCATATAAACAAAGTAATCGGTTTCTATTGATGGTATGTTTTCAAGAGATTGGTTATTTTCAATAAATAATTTAGCATCGTTCGCATTGTTAAATTTTTTAAATTTAGCACCCTTGAATCCTTTTACATTTTCTTGGCATTCATTCCAAGAATGATAAATACCGCATTGTTTTCCTTGAGCAACTGCGTAAAATGACATTTTGTTCTATGTTAATAAAAGATTAAAATAGAATAAATTTTATTGTATGTAAAGACTTATTTATTTGCAGAAGATTCTTTGTTCTTTGACTTATCAATATCTAAAAATTCTTTATTTAATCCGAAATGTTGTCTTATTCTTCGAATACGCGAATCAATATAACCAGATGTAAGTAATACAAATCCAGTAATCGGAGCAACATCAATTAATTCGGGTAATCGATCATGTCGAAAACCTAAAATAGCATGGAATGGTGATGGAGTATAACGAACAATATGACGAATAATATAAGATAAGGTAACTAAAACTGCAATCATAAATAAAAGCATAAAAAAATCTCTCCAAACGTTGGCATGCTCATCTAATCTTTCTCTTTCAGGAGTTAAAATTTTATCTAAACCTATATTCATAAAAATGGCTAAAGTAAATTGAAGAATAGAAATATAGGCAATATCTAACCCTTTTATAATTGAATGACCGCTTAACATATAACATATAAGAAGAATTATTTTGCTAAATGAGAAAATAGTTGATCTTGAGTCAATACAACAGGTTCGCGTTTTTGTTGAAGTTCTTCACGTGTTAAATATAAATTTTTTAAATCACTGTTTTCATTTAAGATAGTAGAAGACTCTTTATAATTTGCACCAGTCAATGGAGTACTATGTGTTTGACTTTGATACCCTCTTTCGTTAGGAGTAAAACGTTCGAAATAACCAGCATCATTAGCAGCTTCACGAAAATTGTCTTTGGCAATTTCTTGAGAATGTTCGGTCAAATATTTACGATATTCCCAATTGGATTTGACACCACTTTTATTTAAAAGAGATTCGTTTAATACTGCTTCTGGTTGATATGCAGCAACTAAAGAACGACTATCATCCATACGTGGCGGCATATTATGGTAAATATTATTGGTAGCATATCCTAAAGTAGATCGTGGTAAAATCTGGTTGTCTGAATATGCGGATTTAATTGGTTCTTTTTGTGGATAAGAAAACATTATATATTTCTTCTACATATTGTTTTCTGTATAAAAATTAAATTGCAGGTTGTTGTTCTTGAATAAGTGACAATATTTGTGCTTTCTTCATTTTAGATGCGTCTTTTACTAAACCCTTTTCTACAATATAAGCTTTTAAACTTCCTAAATTCATTTTAGAAAAATTAACTTGTTCCTTTTCTTCTTTTTCAGTGGGTTCAGTTAGTTCTATTTCTTCTGTTTCTTCTTTTTCAACATTTTGAATTTCCACATCTTCTACTTCAATAGAATCATTTTGACTGTCTTCTTCCTCATCATCAGAAAGTTCTTCTACACTAATATCATCATCTTCGTCATCGTCATCGGAAACAATAATACGTTCGTCATCTTCGTCTTCGTCTTCGTCTTCGTCTCCATCTTCCATACTTTCTTCATCTGGTTCATCATTTTGTCCTACTTTTTCATGACTAAATATAATGTTATTATTGGCACTATTAAATGGATAAGGTGTAGAAGGTCTAGTCATCATTGTTAGTTGTCCAACATGTCCTTTTACATTGTTTAATTCTTGTGCTAAATTATTAATAATTTCAAACATAGTGTCTTGTTTGGATTCTGATGCTGTTAAACGTTGTTTAAAGTGATAAATTAACAGTAATATTAATACAAATGTTATTCCTAAACTAATTATGAATGATGTCTCCATAAAGTTAAAAACGCCCATTTTATATTATTGAAATATAAATAGTCGAAGAGTTAAACGAACATTATACAAAATATTATATGTAATTATTGTATAATGGACAATAATAAACCAACTGATTTTAGTGATAAAAATACAAATACATCTAAAGTAGAATTATTTCAAAACAATAATTCGAACATAATCATTATTATATTGGTCATTTTTTTAATTTTATCTCTTTTAGGAGTAAATTTTTTATTAATGTTGGGAGGATTTTTGGACAATGTTATAAATGGAATTAAATATTATGTTTTGCAATTCTTATCCATGATTGGATTTTATACAGGTGCTGTTATTAATACAAGTGCTGATATTGTTGGTGATACTGCAAAAGGTGGTATTGACATTGCCGAAGGAACTGTCCAATCGATTGGTAATTTGCTTCAAAATAGAGATAATATGAATGGACCTTCTTTGGAACAAAATCAGTGGAATTTGAGTGTATTTGGTTGGAATCCTACACCTAAAGAATCTGATTCTAGTGTCCAAAATCCAGAACAGATTGCACAAAGTGCTATGAATAGTGTAAGTCCTTACATTGATTCGAGTGTGGATAAAATGAATGCTTTAAATTCTAAAATTTTGAATTTTGCTGATGAAATCAATGAGAAAGGAACTGAATTACAGCAATTAGATGAAGAAATTAATCAACGAAAGCAATTATTGAGTAATATGCCATCTGATAATTATTCTTCTTCTAGTGTAAATTGGTGTCCTGTTGGATATGAAAACAACCAGGGTCAATGCATAACTATTGGAAAAGATGATAAATGCATGTATGGAAAAGTATTTTCTACAAAAGAAGAATGTGAAGAAAACGTGCAACAACCTGCATTTTCGGGATACAATTATCAAGATAAATCAATCAATTGGGGGACACCACCTCCTCCACCACCTCCTGCTGCACTTGCACAAAAACCATTGCCTCCTTGTCCTCAAATTCCTGGTATGTGCATGAATCAAAGACCTATGTGTGGGCCACAAAAACAATTGCCAATGCAAATGCAAACTATACCTTCTAGAGGTCAAATACAAAATGGGGATTCACCGAATGCTTTACAGCAACAACAACAACAATTACCACCTTTACCTACTTTCCCTCAACAACCATCATTTCCAGAGCAACAACAACAGCAACAACAGCAAAATAGTCCCGATTCTTCTAATGGAAACCAAAGTCAATATGTAGATCCTATACCTGGTTCATCGTCCTCTAATAATTTTGCACCAGCAACACCTGCTGATGGATCTGGGATGATTATTAATGTAACACCTGCACCAGCAGTTGCGCCTATGCCTGGTCCTACCGTAAGTCCTGCACCTTCAGTTTCGCCAATGCCCCTTCCATCAATAACACCATCTGTTGCACCTGCGGTAAGTCCAGCAGTTGTTCCAGTAACACCAAGTGATTCCAAACAATGTGATAATCATGATCATCATCATCACCCTCATAGTCATGATGGAAATTTTAATATATCTCCTGGTGCAAATGTGTTAGATTCTTCAAAAAGTGTTGATTTAACAGGATTAGAAACAGATATTAATAGTTTGAATTCGGTAGTAAAAAATTTAAAGACGATTCAGACAAATAATGATCCTAAAGAAGATAAACCAGTATTAACACCGGCTGAAGAACAATTAAAGCAATTATTACAAACTTAATTTTTTCCTACCTTCAATAACTAATTTTTCCCATGGACATTTATCAACCACTTCATAACGAGGAGGTCCTCCAATATTTAATATTGAGTTTTCAATTTGATAATAATATTTTGGATAATATACTTTTGTGATCCAATCATCGCAATACCAGTTTTGTATTTCTTCTGGAAAAAAGTATCCAAATAGTTCCATATGTTTTCTTGAGACAAAGGATTGTGTCTGAATAAAACGATCACCGCCTGGAGCACTATTTTCTCCTCCAACTTGAATACGTCCCATATCTAATGGACCTGTCAAACCCACATTGTTATGTTTTTTTAATATTTCTATTGAATTTGTAACCCATTTTTTGGATTGTAATAAAATATCGTCTCCACATTGATAAAAATAATCGCATTTATCATCATATGCCTTTTTAAATGCTCTATTCCACATTTTTGTCACCCAACCTTTAGGTATATTTTTTCCTGAAATAAATTGAACAGAAATATTTTTATATTTTGACAAAATATGATTGATTTCTTTATGTGTTTTTTGAGTTGAAAAAATAGGATCATTTTCATCTATGACCAAATAAATAATATAAGTATATTGATTACAATAAGTATTTACAAATGAACGAAGAAAAATATTATACAATGTTGTTTCATTAAATTGTTTCCAATTTCTTTTTGCAGAAGTAGTTGGTATCAGTACTCCAATTTTATACATTGTTTATAATATAAAGTAAATTTTTATATTATATTAATATGTAATAAAATCAATATAAAATTGTTGTATTATAGAAGTACAATGGAAAACATTGATAAAAATAGTGTTTTTTGGAACCACATGTCAGAAGAAGAAAAAAAATTGTTTCTGGAAATTAGTAATAATGCACAAAATATACAAGATAATGAAACAAATAATGTTGTAGAAGAAGACAAAACCAAAGAAATTATTGAAAAGGATATTAAGGCCAGTAATGAAATTATGGATGAAATTAATGAATTACAGGAAAACGATGATTTGGATGAATCTTTCCATTATGATTGGGAAGAAGAATTTTTCAAAAAATTTGAATGGTTAGACCAACCTACAATACATAACAATAATGAACTGATAAAAAATACAAAATATAAGTTGTTTTTAGATTGTTGTAAAATATTGGAAAATCAATTTTCGATAACAAATGAACCTGATTTAGTAGAAGATCATCATTTTAACAAATTGTACATGTATTTTATTTCTTTGGATGATGAACATTTATTTTTATATACAGATTTTAAAAAAAGTTATGATGAAGTAATGAATATATGTTTAGAAAAGTACGATTATGTACAATTACATAAACCGGAAAAAGTGACTTTTGTTATGGAAATCCATGATTTTTATGATGTTGATAAATATGTGAAAATGTTTATGCATATGTTTGGTATTGATAATACGCGAGGTGGTTCTTATACAGACATTGAACTATCAGAATCTTTTATTGAAACAATTAATCATGAAAAAGAGATAACAACAATAGATTATTATTTAACAGATAAAAATAATAAAGCATAAATATATAAAGTAATTTAATATGAAAATTAAATTATTTACAATGGTAAAAAATGAAGATGATATTGTTGAATATTGGATACAATATCACGGAGAAATGTTTGGTTACAATAATTTATATATTGTAGATAATGAAAGCACTGATGGAACATATGAAAAAATACAAAAATATAGTAAATATGGTGTTCATATTTCCAGAGAACATGATTATTCTAGAAAAGGAGAAATTATGACAGAATTGATGAATGATACTAGTTCTTATGATATAGCTTTTCCGTTGGATATTGATGAATTTGTTATTTATTATGATAAAGAAACGAATACAGTGTCTCCCGAAAAAACATTACCTTATTTAAAAACTTTGGTAGGTAGTGATAAATTCAAAGACAATAGTATTTTTAAGGCAAATTATATTTATTCTACAATAACAAATGGTAATAATATTGGTTACGAAAATGCTTTATTTGATTGCAAACATGGGCAATATTTAGATTATGGGCATATGGCAAAAACATTTATTAACAAACACAAATGGGAAGGTGTTATGGATCATGGAAATCATTTTCCAACTGAAAATTATATACCAACAAATATATGTTTAATTCATTATCATTGTAGAAATATTGAACAAATGAAAAAAAAGGTAAAAACAAATGTCGAAGGTCTTGGATACCCTTCAGATGATCTAGAATTTTTAAAAAACTTGCCAAAAGAAACACCAGGATGTCATCATGTTCGTCATATGATTCAAATATTAAAAAATTCTTTTACCATTAATACCAATTTTGAAATTACAAACGAACATATACCATTAAAACCGTTTATATTTTATTTAAAAAAACATACTAATATATAAGTACTATGTATAACTATAGTTCTTATGTTTTAACTGCAGTAGAAGTGATGTTAAAAGGAATATAAACAGGTGTTATAATATCACCACTATCATTATCATAACTTGTAGTTGTGCAATTAGTATTATTATTTATATATATTTGACTATTTTCAACGTTTAAAATAAAACTATATACAACATCTTGAAGACTTTTTGCATTTGAATTATTTACGTTGTTTCCATCAGTATTTGTTCGATACGGCAAAACACTATTTACAGATTGAATATTTGAATATTCGGCATATCCAATATTCATTTTTATATTGATACTATATACATATTGGGAAACGGTTTGCAATACTACGTTATTGAAATAAAGATTACCTAAATATGTTGTAGATTCAATTTTTCCATCCGAACTTTTGACAAAATCCATTGATTGTGTAACTATTGAAGAACGTAGGTCACTAGGTTGATTAGGTTCCGAATTATAAGTAGCATCAATTGTTTGAATAATAGAATCACTATATTTAATTTCCATAGTTGCACTAATTACTGATAAATTTGCATTTGTGATTTTATAATGAATTCCAGCAGGTATAGGTACAATATTATTACTGGGAGATTCAAGTGCTGTAAATTCTCCTTCTTGTGTTACATAAGTTGTATTGTTATATGTAGCACTATAATTTAAAGAAATAGGAATAGTAAAATTAAAAGAAAATTGGTTGGTGTTTGGATTCAATATAACTATGGATGTCAATGTTTCGTATAACCCATTTCCACTATTTACGTTTTGATTTGAAAAAATATCATACAAACGTTTAAAGTTATCGTATTTGATGTTTTGGAATTTGAATTGTTCTGTAATAGGAAAATAATTATATAATGGAACATTTGGATCTTCGTATAAATTTATGATTTTACCAGGAACATCGGATGAAGAAGTTGGTTTTGGTGTGTAGTCTGTTGGACATATTACTTTATTTCTATTTTTTTTGGTTGCAGTTGCTAATTGAGCATATTTGTTTTTACTTACATTTCCATTCTGTGGTTTAACATATTTTAGAATTTCGGCTTTTCGTCGCATATCTAAATCTCTAGGTGTATTTATTAAATTTCCGGAACTGTCTTTTACATAAGGACATATAGGTGTAAAACGTGACTTTGCACCACCTTCGAAAAAAAAGAATTGTGACCTTTGCTTTCGTTGATTGGTACATGTTAAAGAAAAATCAGACATTATATAATATAGCAAAATATATATTATTTAATAGTTACTAGAATACCATAAGTTTGATAAGTAATATGGGAATCCAGTTGCGTCACCCGAAGCATTTTCATTTGCCGAACTTGTGTTTCTACCCCATGCTACAATATTGTTAATTTGGAAAATACTAATGGCTTTGTCAAAATATTGCAAATCAGCAAGATTACCATTGAATCCACCGTTTTTACAAATATTTACATTTTCATAATTTTGTTTGGGAACATCTTGCATTTGTGTCCTGGCAACAATGGTTCCGTTAATATATACATCTAAATCAGTATTTTCAATACGAATAACACAGTGAAACCATTTTCTTAGAGGAATGTCTTTGACCACCAATACTTCAACTGGATTATTTACATCTACTGTATTCATGACTACAATTAGATTATTGTTTTCATTTTCAATATATAAACCAGGACCATTATTTACAGTGGCAATACCATCATTATCAAATGTGGCATTTCCTTTGTTAAATACATGGGAAAATTTGGGTGTCTTAGATGTATCATTAATGTACATCCATAATGACCAAGAAAATTCCAAACCCTTATTTTGGTTATTGGATCTTAAAATGGGTATAGACTGAGAATTTTTTGGATCTTGAGGTATGACAACTTCATTTGCGGCATTCATAGTGCCATTTATGAGTTTTGGATCGCCACTAGGTTTTGTAAAATATCCAATAATTTTAACTCCTAAATTTAATAATATCATAAAACCGATTAATACCAAAATAAGAAAAGCGAATTTTGCAATAAGAGTATTGGATTGTAAAAAACTGGTAGAAGAACCTACTAAATCAGAATCGCCAAAACTAGAAATAGAATCTTTTACATAATTTGAGGCACTATTTACATTTTCGGATACACTAGATGCAACAGAAGATGCGGTATTGCTTACACTATCAACAGTATTGGCAACGGCAGTAGGTATTTTACTATTTGTGGATACAGGTTCTGCTGTTGGAACATTCATTTTTATAAATATATATTAATATATATTTACAATATCTTTTTTTCATTGTGTAATTCATTTATAAATCCATTGTATATGATGATTGTTGTACATTATCTTTATTTACACCAAATGTAAAACTATAACTGCCAAAGAATTGTGACATTGCATTTGAATTACCTGCCATATAATTGTCCCATACTTCTTGAGGACCTATGGGTGTATTCCAGTTTTGAAATCCGGCTACATAACAATCCCAACCTTGTCCATATACAATAGGCGATGTTTTTGCTGGACCAGGTTGATTGGGCGATGTTTCAAGTTTGGTAGAATTGACTAATTTTCCGTCAAGATAAGTATCAATAATTGTGTTGTCTGAACTGATCACTACATATACCCATTTTTGTATGCCGAAATTATCAGTAATTAATATATTTTGATCGACTAAAGAAGAACCATCCTTTGACATACATGTAATCGAACAATATAAAGAAGGTTCGTTAGCTGCTAAATAAAGACGAATGTTGTCTTTTCTTGAGAAAATGGTTTTTTCACGTGTAGAATCCCATGTATTTACATAAACCCAAATACCATATGTATAACGGGTAGATTGACCACTGTTAATTGTAGTAATAGGATCATTACCACCTTCTTTTAAATTTGCCGATTTGCTAATAACAGAAGATTTGTTAATAAAAAATGAGTAAAGAAGATAGATTAAAATGATAATAATAATAGCTAAAACAATAACTGTCCAATTCATTCTTATAATATATTATTGTATAAAAACTTTCTTAATTATTATTTTTTTTTCTTGGAACAGGTAAATTGGATGTTGCCATTGTATTGTATGATAATGCAATTTGTTCTGGACTCAATGGATGTTTGTAATAAACCACATTACATATACCACCATCTAAACCATTGTCTTCACCGATCGTGATTGTATCTAAATCATTATATGATGGCATACTTTTTGCCATGGAAAATGTTCTTTCTAAATTACCATTAATATATAATTCAACTTTGTTACGATTATAGTTTAATACGATTTGATTCCATTTTTGATTTTCAAGGGTAACATCATAAAAAGTATGTTGATCCGTTGTATATTGATTTATAGGTGGATATCTTACGAAATAAAAGACGTATTTGTTACGTTCAATTAATTGATCATCTCCTCCACCGCCACCATAATATCGTAACATAGGTTTTACATGTTGTATTCCTTCACTATCCGTAAATCCATAAGACATGATTTCCGTTTCTACGTTATATGGTGATTGTGAAGGACTATGTGGATTTACAAATACCCACATGGAAATGCAATAATTTCTGTAAAATTTATCGTCAGACAAAATGGGATTTTTTGGATCATTAGGTATTTTCAACATTTCGCTGTTTGCAACAATTTGTTTTTCATTTAAAAACTTCACATCATCAACCAATAATATACTATTTTCTTCTCCTGAAAATTGATATGATATATCGGGTAGAAAAGCATAAATAACAATAAGAATAATTTCAATGAAAATCAATAAATAAATAGAATAAGGTGTTAAATTGACTTGTTGTATGAAATATTCCCAAACATCATATAAAACACATGGAATGTAAAAAATCAGTTGGGCTATAAATCCATACCATCCCTTTAGTTTTTCCATATATTTCACTAATGCTCCATATAGTATGACTAAACCCAATAAAGTAATTATCCAAAACAAAATGTTATTTGACATGGAAGCTATGTTAAAACTATTTTCAGAAGTGGCATACAAATACACTCCAAATATAAATAATCCAACAATGCCTATTAATTTTAATATTAATTTACCGGCCTTTACATTTTTATTTAAATTCAATATTAATGCCATTACTAATATGAATGGGAGTGTATAAAGGAAAAAATATTTTTGGACACTGTATTCAGCAGTACCTGGATGTATTAATATATTTAATAAAGTAAAACCACATATTGCTACAATAACAGTTGCTACTAAATATTTGATAAATATTTGTCTTGTTTCATTTCCAATAGAATCAGTTTTGAAAAAATTATTGTAAAAACTATCATTGGTTGTTTTATTCATTTTTATAAAGTATATATAAAAATGATATTTTATACTTCCGTTACATTGTCATCATCTACATATTCATCGTCACTATCACCATCGATTTGTAATTGTCGAAATGATTGAAATGCATCATACATGCAAGTTTTGATAGATCCTAATAAAATACTAGTGTCTTGCAAATTGTGTGATGCACTTATAATAGAATTAATACTGCGAGCTAGATGCTGATTTACCTTTTGATTAATTACATAACAACCTTCATATACAGAAACAGGTTTTAAATTTGTTTTGTTGAAAATCTTTTCTCTACACATTGGACATTTGTTCTTTTTTTCCAAATGTTTATTTAAACATTTATAACAAAAACTGTGACCACATGGTGTAGTTGTTACGTTTGGATTAGCTTTTATTTCTCCGTCTTCAACATTAATTAATTTAATAGCATCATAACAAATAGGACATTTTCCAAATTCAACTTCTCCCAATTCATCTTTGAAAATTAAATTGGAACTTTTTTTTGATAAAAGGTTTTCGCTGAACGTTTCTTTTAATATATGTTGATCCAAAGCATCTATCTTTGATTCATCATCGTCTTGTGAAAACATATATACATGTTTGACGATTTTTTATTTTACAAATTAAATAATTACGTTTGATGTAATACATTCATGTATATTTGTTATTAAACGCATTTTCTCCTTGTTATAAGGACGTATTGATGCCATACATTGTTCATAATTTTTCCATTCCATTTTACTAACTTCTGTCTTTTCAAATTCATTTTGTAACAAACTATTGTTGTAAGACATATACATAATAAAATATTTGTGTTTGTAAGATTTATAATTTGAACCTGTGAAAATTTCTTCATAAGGAATAATATTTTGCAAATTTTGTAAATATTTTACGTTGTACCCCGTTTCTTCGTTGAATTCTCTTAATGCGCAATCATAATCACTTTCTTTATGATTACGACGCCCTTTTGGAAATCCCCATTCAGTTTCTAACCAAGATGATTGTTTGTTACTTTCTTCAACTAATTCTTTTAATGTAACTAATGTATTATCTAACATGACCCCCATTTTTAACGCGTTGAATTTTTCTTGCGAATTACTTTCTTCACTTTTATATTGATTGGAAATCATAGACCCACCCCATACTTTATTCCATAACTTTGAAAAATCGTGTTGAATTAAAGAGTCCTTTTCTTCTAATGTCATTTGATTTAGCATATTCAATATATATTCTTTGTTATTTAATGAATATTTACCTCGCATAAAATCAACATGTCCTAGTGTATCTTTACGGCGTATCATTAAAAACTCGGGATTATTTTCTTTTATTCGGAAAACGACGATTCCAATACTGGTTATAGGCAATTTGCATTGGTGATATACGTGTCCGCTTTTTCCACAATTATTACAATAGTTTTCATTTTGCATTTACGGAATATCTATTGTATTATATTGTGGTGTGTTTATATACTTTCATTATTCAAATAATGGATCAGGAATATATAACTCATTTAAAAAATACATATTTACCCGATGAATTTTCGGTATTAGAACATGAAAAATTTAATCCGGAAGTATGGGGTCCGCATTATTGGTTTTTTTTACATACAGTAGCCCACACTTATCCTCTTATGCCAAATTCTGTTACAAAACGGAAATATTATGATTTGATACAAAATTTGCCTTTGTTTATTCCAAATAGTAAAATTGGTGATGAATTTAGCAAACTCTTGGACCGTTTTCCTGTGTCTCCTTATTTGGATAATCGTGATTCTTTTATTCGTTGGGTTCATTTTATTCATAATAAAATCAACAAAATGTTAGATAAAGAAGAATTGACCTTATTTGAAGAATTAGATGACTATTTTTCCAATTATAAACCCAAACAAGTAAAAATGTCGGAAAAAATGAATATTAAGAAAGAATATATTATCGGTGCTTTTACAATATTATGTATTATTTTGATTATTTATTTTTATAATTATTAAAAAATATAGTGTTTATATAATGAACAGTGTAAAAGATCAAATTGTTTTATTTATTGTTATGTTTATTGTAGGTGTTTTGTTTAACCCTATGAACATACTTGCGTATTCATTTTCTGATTTATATTTATCATTAACATTAGTATATGGAGGTTTATTAATGGCGTCTAATATGATATGGAGTCATCAAATTGTACATTATTTATCTATGGGACATTTTAATAAAACAATTTTCCTATGTGGAATATGTTTATCTATTTTTTCAGGGTTTTTACTACGTAGTCAATTGTTTGTCAATAGTGATAATTGGTTAAGACGAATGATTGGTCATCATTCTACTGCATTAACCACAACTTATCAATTATTAAATAATAAGAAATATTTAGAAAACGAAAATATATATCGATTGGCTAAAGATATTATTTATACACAAAAAAGTGAAATTGAAACTATGAAAAATTTTTTATAACCATAATATAACTAACTATGCGTATTGAATTGTGGTTATTATTGATTACCGGGGCTATATTGTTTCATATTTATACTGATGGCAAATATACAAAAAACATAATGATGTATAAAAAATATTTTCAAATGGGTGGTGTTGTAATCGGTGCATTTATTATTTATATTTTATTGAAGAAAAATCCAGCAAATGCTGAAAATATTATTCGTACATCCAACGAATATTTAAAATATATGCCTATTGATAAAAACGCAACATCCATGTTATCACCTATCTTGGACTTTACTTCTAAACAATCTTATGAAGGAAGTGAAAATCATCCTATTGTTCGTGTTCCAAATGCTCAAACGCGTGCTCAAAATGTAATGATGAAATCGGGGAAAAAAGGTACGAAACGTTCTGTAAGTGAAACGAAAAAGAAATTTGTAGCCTCTAGACAAAATTGGAAATGTAATGGTTGTAATGAGCAATTAAATGCATGGTTTGAGGTCGATCATGTAGTTCGTTTAGAATATGGAGGAAGCAATCATGTTGATAATTTAGTGGCATTATGTCGCGAATGTCATGGTCAAAAAACGACTATTGAAAATCTTTAATTGTTAAAATGAACAAATCGAAATATACGTCTAGTGTATATACGTATATTTATTATGGAAAGTAAATCTGAAAAAGAAAGTAATAAATCGGACACTTTATACATACGTGAAAATAAAGATGTGCCTTTTATTAGTGATATTTTAAGCAATATACCTAAAAATTCCAACGAATTTTTAAGAAAAAAGGAACAAATTGAATATGCCGAAGAAAAAAGAAGCAAAGAACCTTCTTTTTTATATCCAACTTTAAATGATCCAAATTTTGCTCATAAAATTGCTAGTCATCAAGAATTTGCAGATACAAAATATGATGGCAAATTGCGTGATATTAAAGAATTTGCTAATAAAATGTGCAAATCCTCTTTTGAACTATTGCCTCATCAATTGTTTGTGAAAAATTTTCTGTCATTTCAAACTCCTTATAATAGTCTTTTGCTTTATCATGGTTTAGGAAGTGGCAAAACATGTAGTTCAATAGGTATTGCAGAAGAAATGAGGTCCTATATGAAACAAGTCGGTATTAAACAGCGTATTATTGTTGTGGCTGCACCAAATGTACAAGCGAATTATAAATTGCAGTTATTTGATGAACGAAAATTACGCGAAGTAGATGGTATTTGGAATATCGATTCTTGTGTTGGTAATGCATTTATTGAAGAAATTAATCCCACCAATATTAAGGGAATTTCACGCGAAAAAATTATTAGTCAAGTAAAAACCATTATTAACCAATATTATGTATTTATGGGATATGTGGAATTGGCAAATTTTATTCGAAAAAAGATATCCGTTACTGATGTCAATTTGACATTTGAGGACAAACGAAAGTTGGAAATTCAAAATATGAAAAAGTTTTTTAATAATCGTTTGATTATTATTGATGAAGTTCATAATATTCGTTTAAGTGAGGATAACAAAGACGACAAAACTGGTAAATTATTAATGGATTTATCCAAACATTCCAACAATATGCGTTTGTTATTGTTATCAGCAACTCCTATGTACAATTCTCATACTGAAATTATTTGGTTGGTCAATTTAATGAATGCCAATGATAAACGTGGTTTAATTAAAACAAGTGAGGTGTTTAATAGTGATGGTATGTTCAAAGAAGGTAAAAAAGACAATGATGGAAATATTTTGGAAGAAAGTGGTGAAGAATTATTGCATCGAAAATTAATTGGTTATGTTTCGTATGTGCGAGGCGAAAATCCATATACTTTTCCTTATCGTATTTATCCCGATGTGTTTGCTCCTCAACATACCTTTTACGATTCGACCGATGTTGCTGGAAATTTGACTAAAATTGGACAAACTCTTACTGGAAATGATGTAAAACAAATCAAATTGCCTACATTGCAATTGAATGGAAAACGTATCCAAGAACCTTTGACCCATTTTCCGATTTATGTTACGAACATTGGCAGTTACCAAGAAAAGGCGTATGAATTAATTATTCGAACCATGAAAAAAGAAATTGAGAAAACAATGGAATTTGACGAAATGGATCGTTTTGGATTTCGAAGACTACAATTGCCTTTGGAAGCATTAAACATTGTATATCCAAGTGTGAATTTAGATAATCAAATAGTAAAAGGCAAATTAGAAGAGGAAGTAGATGATGGGGAACCTATATCTGATCCAAGAGCTACTATGGTTGGAAAAAGAGGAATGAAATCCGTCATGAACTATATTGATGAATCCAACCAAAACATTCCAAGAAAATATAATTTTTCATACAAACCAGAAATTGAGAAAAAATACGGCAAAATATTCCATTCTTCGGAAATTTCCAAATATAGTGCAAAAATAGCACGTATTTGTGATATTATTAAAAAATCGAAAGGTATTGTTTTGATTTATTCGCAATATATTGATGGCGGGGTTGTTCCTATGGCACTAGCATTGGAAGAAATGGGTTTTGCACGTTATGGATCATCAAATAATACAAAATCATTGTTTGAAAAACCACCCACAGAACCATTAGATGCTTTGACTATGTTGCCAAAAAGTGAAATTGGTTCCAAACCTTTTTCTCATGCCAAATATGCAATGATTACTGGTGATAAGGCATATTCACCTCAAAATGCCGCAGATATTAAAATTATTACGAATTCGGATAATAAAAATGGTGAAAAAGTCAAAGTAGTGTTAATATCAAAAGCCGGTTCAGAAGGATTGGATTTTAAATGTATTCGACAAATTCATACTTTAGAACCATGGTACAATACCAATCGTTTAGAACAAATTTTTGGTCGTGGTGTTCGAAATCTAAGTCATTGTTTATTGCCTTTTGAAGAACGCAATGTTGAAATTTATATGCATGGAACTGTTTTAAACAATAATGTCCAAGAAGAAGCAGTAGATGTATATATTTATCGTTTAGCTAAAAATAAGGCAAAAACGATTGGTCGTGTTACGCGATTGATGAAAGAAACATCCGTCGATTGTCTTTTGAATATTGGTCAAAGTAGTTTTACCGAACAAAAACTGCTGTCCATTGCGGCGAATCAAAATATCATGTTGAAATTATCTACCAATGAAAAAGAAATCAATTATAAAATAGGGGATAGACCTTATAGTGAAATTTGTGATTATATGGAAAGTTGCGAATATAAATGTAAAGGTAAAACTGATAGTGTCCAAGAACCCATCAAAGACCTATATTCAATGAATTTTCTACAAGGAAATAATGGTCGTATTATGAGAAGAATTCGCGAAATATATCGTGACAAAGACGGACAACATTTTTATGATTTATCGCAAATTATTGAAATGGTAAATGTAGTGAAACAATATCCTGTCGAACATATTTATGCAGCATTGAGCAGTTTTATTAAAAACAAAAATGAATATATTATTGATAAATATGGACGTAGAGGAAATTTGATTAACAAAGGAAATATTTATGCTTTTCAACCCGTGGAAATTAATGATGAAGGTATTACTATATTTGAACGTAAAGTACCTATTGATTATAAACGTTCGCATGTAGTAATGGAAGTGCCCAAAAATTTCGAAGATGCAAATGTCAATGAAATTTCTGCAAACCAAATGAGTTATGCTACAATTTTGCGTGAAATGAATTTAAATTTTGATCATGCAACATCTATTCAAAATATACCTTATGGAGAACAAGACTGGTATAAACATGCTAGTAAAGTGATGAATCATTTACAATTGGTTCATCGAATTAGTTATGAAGATTATGTGAAATATATTATTCATCACAATGTAGATATGTTGATGCCTGAAAAGAAATTGATTTTGATTTCACATATGTATTCGAAAGTAAGAGAAAACAATAAAATGACTGAATTAGAACAAGAAATTAAGTCGTATTTAGATGCAAATATGATTACACATAAAAATAAGGGTGGATTTCTAATGGTTGATACAAAGAATTGGAAATTGTACATTCAATCTTCTGAAAATTCACAACAATGGGAAGAAGCCGAACCTGAAGATGTTCGTAATTTTGAAATATCGGGAAGTTTAGCTTCAAAAATGAAAGTCGAAAGTGCTCACTATTCGAAAATTATT